CTCGGCGGCGGACTCGGCGGCGGACTCGGCGCGCTCGGCGGCGGACTCGGCGGCGGACTCGGCGTACTCGGCGCGCTCGGCGGCGCGCTCGGCGGCGGACTCGGCGCGCTCGGCGGCGGACTCGGCGGCGGACTCGGCGCGCTCGGCGGCGGACTCGGCGGCGCGTAAAACCTACTGGCAACTTGAGCGCGACGAGCTTCTGCGCTTGGTGGCTCTGCGTGGGAACCCCAGTTACAGCCAAACCGTATTCAAGGATAACGGCGACCCGATCCTGTTGAACGCAGACGGCACTCGTAGTGTGTTCTGTGATGTGGACGAATGACGCCATGAGCCAAGACACTAAAACCGATATTCGCCCGCTGCTGTGGCAAGACCTCGCGGAGGTTACGAAAAATCGCGTCATGGATGCGCTGCGCGAGCGGCTTGCAAAGCAAGGGACGATCCCGAGCGTTGGGCTACTCGACTTGCTCGGCGCGCTGGGGTTTGAGCACTTGGCGGACATTGAGCATTACGGGCTAAAGGGTGAGTACGGTGATGAAAAGCAGGTGTGGGGCCGCCGATTCGACGCAGAGATATACCATGTTTAATCTCTACCGGCGCTGGCAACTGCATCAAAGGTCCAAGTCCCTGAGAGCCGAGATGGCACACCTCGATGGTCTCATGCGCGTGGTGCCGAAGCGGATTCAGCAGATTGAAACGGAGCTGCTCAGCATTGAGTTGAAGCTGCTGCGCGGCCGGGTCAATGAAAGGTGGTATCAAGGGCTCTAGGCCCACAAGGAGAAAATCATGTTTGCAATGATGGGTAATATCTTGGTGTTCTTGATGGCTCTGAGCTTGGTGATTGGGCTCCTATGGCTGGTTTTCGCCGTGTTTTGGTACGGGGCGTTTATGCTGGCGGCATCGGTGGTGCTCGGCGCCGTGCTCTTGGTGGTCGCGCAATTCGATGGCTGGCTGGCACTTGACGGGTGCGTGGCCGGTATATTCGTGATCGGTTGCATCCTGCTCCTGCAGTATGACGAGCGATCCTGGGATCGAGCCACTGCACACAAGCTGGAATTGATGCGCGCCGGTATCGACCCCGCCGGCCAGCATAAGTCATGGTGGAAGCGAGCGAAAAATGGTTGATGCATTCGAAGTGCTTGGGGTCGATAAGTCGGCAACGTGCGAAAAGCTAAGAGCCCGGTGGCGCGCGCTGGCGTCTGAGCATCATCCCGACCGCGGCGGCGACGCTGGCAAGTTCGCAGAGATGCGCAGGGCCTACGATGCAGCGCACCAAGTGGCGACGACTCGTGAATCGTGGTGCCAATCGTGTCATGGGCGCGGGTTCAAGCAAATACGCAAGGGGTTTTATTCGGCCCGCACGCCATGCGAAGAGTGCGACGGCATGGGCACGGTCTAGGAGATCGAAATGAACGAGTTGCAGCCGATTAGCGAGATCGATTTCAGGGAAGTGGCGCTCACGCTCGACGGGTCATCGTACGACCGTTGTACGTTCGATCGGTGCGTATTGACGTACTACGGCTTGGGCCTGGTGAATATCTCGGGCTGCACGTTCAATGCCTGCCAGTTCAAGCTCGACGGACCGGCCGCCAATACGATGGCGCTGCTCACCTCGGTGTACCAGATCGGTTTCGGCGGCGCGGGTCTCGTGGAGTCGTTTTTCGCCGCGATCCGCAGCGGGGCAATGAATACAGAGTCGGCACCTGTGCCAGAGCCGACAAACGAAGTTGAGCAGCATTGGCTGCACTAAGGAGAAGAGCATGTTTTACGGTACCTGCGGCGCGGCGCTCGGCAATCTGGAGCTGCCAGCTTCGAGATTTGTAGTAGGGGATATGGTGCAATTTCCATCTGAGTACATCACGCATGTGAGGCACTTGGAAAACTGCTTGCTAGGTGGCTATCTGAGTGGACGCATCTCAGAGAAGAAGAGACAGATTACCGACTATGCGGTGGCATACGCCATCACGTTGGACGGCAACGCTGGGGAAGTCACGATCCGGGAAGGTGAGAACTTGTCATTCGTAGCACCAGCCAAGCGCGACTTGGTGTGGGTTGACGAAGCCGCCCCCATCGACCGGCCAGCAGGGGAAAGAATTTCGCAGCAAGATTCCAGGACCTGGGCAGATGGGGCATGGGCCGTGGACAACGGCACTGAATTCGAATTCAAGACAGGCACCGGGCGCGCGGCACTGAGCCCCGAGGTGCAGAAGAGGTATGAAGAGAATCTGGCGCGGGCGAAAGAGTTCGTATCGAGACCATTCGGCAAGGTCGAGCGTCTCGGCGCATCGGGCCGCCAAGCAGGTAAGATCCAAGCGCTAGTGTCAGCCGCGGAAGTACAGAAGCAGTTCGCCAAGCACCTGTACCCGATGCCGGGGCAGAATGATATTACCCAGGGCAACAAGATCATCGAGCCGAGCCAGTACTATAAGGAGTTTCGCGCGCTGCTAGCGGTGAATATGGGCGTCGAAGACTACGAGCTTAGTGCTTACATGCGCGGCAAGGCTGGGCTTTTTAGCGATGCTAAGTCCTTGGCTGATATCGTGGAAGACCAAGAGTTCGCCAAGGTGGTAGCTACGCGCCACGCAGCCCTGTGCGAAGCCGGGCGCGAGATCAACGAGAAAGTGATGAAAACCCTAGCCGAGAAAATGTTCCCTGCAAAAGACCTGAAACCCCACGTTATGGGCCTCGACGCCGAGCAGTTGGGGGAAGCTGGTGACGAAGCGGTACAGAAAGATATGACTGCTTGGCGAACTGCTGTTGAGGATAAGGCGCACGAGCGATTCGGGCATGGCGTTAAAGTTGAGCACGTGCCGATGTCAGAGATCCTCAAGATGGTGCCCCCCGGTAAGACTCTCAACGACTTTGTAGCCAAACCCGAAAGTACGGAACCTCACATCATGGGCCTCGACGCCGAGAGCATCGACCCGGAAGCATTCAAAGCATTTGGTAAGACCCTGTAGTTAAACCGCTGCACAACACTCGTACGAGTAACTAGCAAAGGAGTTTCAAAATGGCTGCTGAGAAAAAACCTGCCGCGTTCAAACCCCCCAAGACCCTGGGGGCGTGCGCCGATCTGCTGTTCACCACGCGCAATGATCGCCTGACACTGCAAAAGCAAGTCGACGCACTTTCCGCGCAAGAAACGTCCCTGAAAGACCATATCATTGCCACGCTCCCCAAGAGCGACTCCACGGGCGTAGCAGGGAAGCTCGCGCGCGTCACGGTCGTGACCGATGAAGTGCCACAGGTCAAGGACTGGGATTTGTTCTACGCCTACGTGCACAAGAACAAGGCGTATGAGCTGCTGAATCGCGCTTTGTCCAAGGCCGGAGTCACTGAGCGCCTGGAGGCCGGCAAGAAGGTCGCAGGCGTCGAGATGTTCCCGGTGGTGAAGGTCAGCATAAATAAAGTCTGATCCATGAAACTCTCCCGCCACGCCGCAGAGAACCTCGTGAAAGCCTGGCGAGCAGACGCCACGATCGGACAGCTAGGTGACGACGTAATTGCTGAACTGCACGCTGCGATCGGCTTCGTGCCCTTTGAGGTGCGGGTGCAGGTGATGATGGGCTGCACGAAGCTGACGACAGAGCTTCTGTGGGGCGGGGAATTCGATGCAGCCACAGCAGCAATCCAGAAGTTTGGGGTGTCGGTCGGCGTGAGGCTCTCGCCGCATGGGGTCAAGGCAGGTAGCGCGACGGCACAGAGGCGGGCAGATAATAGAAAAGCCAGGAAACTCGGGGCCATTCCGCCCGGCTCTTGGGGCACCAAGAAGTAAGCACCCCAGAACCCGGCGCTGGGGTCGCGAAGTACCAAGCCGGTTTGTTTATCTCGTTCTTACCTCTAAGGATCTTGAATCATGGCAACGAAGAAAGCAGCAACCACAGCAGTGACGAATTACGACGAAGAGTTGGCAGCACAGGCCCAAGTGGCCGCGGGCATGGAAGCCTCGACCGCAAGCGGCCAATTCTTTGGCCTGCAGTCGGGCGTCTTGACCTACAACGACGCGCCGCTGCCAAACAACGAGATGGCCGTTATTATCCTCGACGGTATCTTGGAAAACGTGTTCTACGAGGGCGCGTACGACCCCCAGACGCCGCAGTCGCCGATGTGCTTCGCATTTGGCCGCGACGAGGCAACGATGGCGCCCCACGAGCTTGTGGTGGCCGCAGGGAATCAGCAGTGCGGCGCCAGTGGTCAGTGTCGCGGCTGCGACAAGAACGAGTTCGGTTCGGCCGACATCGGTAAGGGCAAGGCGTGCCGCAACACGCGCCGCCTCGCGATGATCTCCGCAGGTACGCTGGAGCAGCAGGTGCGCAATGGTCCGACGATGTTCCAGGCGTACGACGACCTGGCGTACTTCGAGACAGCGCCGATCGGCTACATGAAGTTGCCGGTGATGAGCGTCAAGGGCTATGCCGGGTTCGTGAAGCAAGTAGCCGGCGCCATGTCGCGCCCCCCGCACGGCATATTCACGAAAGTGCGCGTGGTGCCAGACCCCAAGAGCCAGTTCCGTGTCCTGTTCGAGCCCTTGGGGGCGATTCCCGGCGAATTGATGGGCGCGATCATGGCCCGCCATCGTGAAGCGGTCGATGCGATCGAGTTTCCATACACGCCAGCTGAAGAGCGCGCGGCACCGGTGAAGAAGGCAGGCGCTCGGGCCGTGGCGCCGGGCAAGGGTAAGAAGTACTGAGCAGGAAAGCCTGGGCAATAAGGCAGCTAAGCGGCTCTTCGGGGCGGCATTGTCCTAGCACCTAATCCGAGTGGGTGTTTGCCGAATAGATTCGGAACCGCCCAGGTTCTACGATTCAAAACGCTGAGGACGAGATCATGACCGAAGAAAAGATCAACGCACTGGCCGAGGCCGTGCGCGAGGTGATTAGCCATAATCCTAAATGGTTCGCCTGCAAGAACGAACTTTGGGTCGCGCTGACCGAGTTCGACGCTCAGCGCCTGCACAAGACTTCCCACCTGCATCCGGTGGCGGGGGAAGAGACCACTACCGTGGTTCGGGCGGAGCCCTTCGTGGTCAAACACTACGTTGGCGAGGATCGGCCGAGCGTAAAGGGCAATGGGTTCGATGGCTTGGAGATTGGTACCACCCGAGAAGACTCAGCCGATTTTATCAACTTCATCAATGACCGGATTGCTGTCGGTGGCAAGTACACCCCACCGCAGAAGTCGACACGTCTGCCCCCGGTGGCGGGGGAGGAGACTCCGTACGCTGCAAGTCCCGTGAATTCTTGGGAGTGGCTGCGTGGCGTCATGGACGGCCTCCCAACACGAGAAGAGCAGCTCGGTGGCCAGCGCACGTTGTACGTCCAGAAGGATGAGGTCATGGGGTGGATTGCAGAGGGGTTAGAGCGGCACGCAATCTTCGCGGATCGCCGCCCGCAACTGCCCAAGGATATGCAAAAAGTCCTCGAAGGTCTGGAACTTGTGAAACTGAACATCCCGGCCCTGGGCTCGAACGAGCCGATCGGGGACCTTGAACGATTGCACTATGTGCTCGACGCGGTGATCAAGACTGTGAAGGGAGGTGCGTGATGAAACTGACTCGATCTATCGAGCGCTGGGCCAAATGCTCACCCGATGTCATGAGCGAAATGTCCATCGCTGCGATCTGCTTTGCTTTCAAGGACGCGAAGCATTATATTGCCGCCCTCACCGCCTCGCATACAGCACTACTAGCAGCGCTTGAATGGGTGATGGAGAACGGCCGGCTGAGCTACGCTCGCCGTCTGAAAAATGATCCCGGCGATGCCGCCAAGCTGGTTTCGATACGCGCCGCTATTAAGGCCACGAAGGAGTTGGGGTAATGGGCTTCGTACGCTATCTATTAGGAGTTACCGCGATCTGTGCGGTCTGCGTCTTGATCTTTGCAGTTCTGATCATTGCTGCCGGTATGACCTTTAGCGGCGACACCGTAGAGTGGTGGCCCAGGCCTTTAGGGGTTTTTATCTTGGGTGCCTTTTTTATAGCTGTCTGTTACGTCTTCTATAGGTCGGGAAAGGAACAATCATGAGCAAACCTATTAGCGATCCCGACAAGAGCACTGGAATTTATCGTGATGCCCTCGCCGCCTCGCATGCAGCACTACTGGCGGCACTTGAGATGATCCATCTGAGCTTTGGCGGTGGAAATGTGATCACGTTCAGTGACAGCGATATCGAGCAAATAGCAGCCGCTATCAAGACTGCAAAGGAGTTGGGATGCTGAACTTCGATGCATGGCTGCGCCAGCCAATAGCAGAAGCGCCAAAAGAGCGAGAACTTCCCGAGGGAATAACCGAGGACGGCAAAGGCGGATATGAGGCGCTATGCCGATGCTGCGAGAGATACAAGCCGTTGCACTGGGACATATCAGAAGTCCCGATGGAAGGCTATGAACACTGGTGCGGCGAATCTCCGCGTTGCTGTCCATAAAAAGGAACAATCATGAGCAGACCTATTAGCGATGAGCGGGCGGCGTTTGAAAAATACTGGACCGACAACTATACCGGGCCGCTGACCGTCGATGACTATCCGGCGACTGACGCACAGCTTTGCTGGCTAGGTTGGCAAGCAGCGCTCACCCACAAGAGCGATGGGGCTGTGCCTGCATCGGACTTGAGGCCTGGAATACCTTGCTCCGAATACCGTGCGGGCTTTCGCCAAGGGTACTCAGAGGGTTCAGTAGAGGGTGCATTTGATCGCGCTATCGAATCTGCTGCGCCCGTCGCTGTGCCGGTAGATGCGAACCAAACGCAGCACGACGATGACGATGCCGTTGATCTCTTCGCGGGTGCGATGAAAGCGAAGTTGGCAGTGGCGCGCGCTAACGGTCGCAGTGGGTGGGAACAGTGCTCTGGGGCGGATCTTTCCACGATGCTGCGCGAGCACGTAGAAAAAGGCGATCCTCGGGATGTAGCGAACTTCTGTATGTTCCTGTGGAACCTGGAACAGAGAATTGCCGCAATTCCTGTTTTGCCGGTAGATGCCGGAGTGCGTGCGCGAGCCGTAAGAATCATTGAGCAATTAGAGGTCGCTACGACGCCAGACATTCTGCTTAAACATACGCAGATCGCTGGCTTAGCTTTCTCGCTTCTGCGGGAGATTGTCGCCACCCCCGCGCCCCATAGCGGTGAGGCTGCACCCGCGCAGGGTGAGCCGACCGACGAAACGCTAGAGCAACTTGCCTCCTCGTGCGGTTTATACGGCGCTCGGAAAGCCGCTGTTGCGTATGCGCATGAGGTATTGAAGCTCGCCGCTCCCCTTCCTCGCGCCAGCGATGCGCCTATCGGTGAAGCTGGGGGAGTGGTGGCGGAGCCGGCGTTTTGGGCTGACGATGAGCAAATGGCCGAATGGTATGCGGGAAAGCGTGGAGCGATAGATATTCGCGTCGTCTCAATTCGGCTTGGCTCTTGTAACACGCCGCTATTCGCCGCCCAGCCGCAAGCAGCGCCGAGCGGGCTGAGTGATGCGCAGGTCAGGTACACCAAAGAATCCCTAGGTAAGGCGTATAGGCTCGGGCAGGTGTACTGGCAACAAGCTGACAGCGACTCTTGGAGGCAGCAAGATAAGTCGAGTGAGACGCAGGATAAGTTCGAAACTTTAGTTAGCGAGACGATAGATTATCTACGTCTTGTGCAAGGATCTTGAAATGGAAAACAAACTCGCGAATTTTACGGTCTCCGAGCTAGAGATGGAGTTGGCTCGGCGGCGGAATTTTCAGGGCATTGACCTTAGTGCAACGGAGCGCAAAAATTTCGTGGCCCCGCCGCCCACAGAGGCACAAGAGAGGCAACTTAGATTCTATGCCCAAGATGAGTGTCGGGCCGAGACCCCTAAGGAAGATTTGATGCGCATGCAGAACCAAGGGCGGCAAGCTGTTGAAACTCCGTACTGGCTGTGTTGTGGCTCGACGGACCCGCTCGCGCACACAGGGTCTCCTGGCTCGTGCTACAGGGCTAATCCAGGGCACCCCGAACGAATCCAATTCGGGACTTTGGCTGAGCACCGGGCAAAAGGTGTGGCATGACCCCGCTAGAGCTTAGAGCCCGGCGCAGAGCACGCTCAACCCCGAGAAAGATCAAGGCTGGTGAATGGGTTGAGGCACCCCCTGATCTTTTCGGGCCGTCTGACCGCATGGTTGGGCTCATGGTACTCGGGCCGCTGGGCGTGGCGGTTGGTTTTATCGTTTGGATTTTGCGGGGGTGGGTATGAAATTCTGCAAAGACTGTAGGCACTACGTGCCCGTGGAAAAGTTCACCGGGTTGAAACCGGGAGACGGGTACGCTATGGCGATGACCCCAGGGGCTCCAGAACGTTGCGCAGCCAATCCGGTCTCCGAAGAACTGAATAGAGTGACGGGCGGACCAAAAAAACTTTTCGTCGGCAGCCCGTATCAAAACAGATACGACGAGAGTCTGTGCGGGCAGATAGCCCGTTGGTTCGAACCGATTGAAGAAGAAAAGCCATGACCAAAAAACCCACACCGGTCGTTATGAACGTACCGGTCTCGCAGAAGCCCCCGGGCAAGCCTATCGTGCGTCAAGCGTCAGAGGCCGATGTTGCACGCACGGTGAAAACGATCGCGGCGGGCGGCGGGATGCGCCTCGTGTTCGATAAGCCTTTGAACATCGAGCCCGAAGAAGAGGCGACGTTTCAGAACATCGCGGACCAGATCGCCCGCACGTCGGCGCGAGTGAAAAAGATCCCGAAACGGCGCCCCAAGATCACGAAGCGAAAAGTCAAGGCGAAAGCGCTTGAGGCCGTGGGGATCGAGAAGGCCGGCATCGATAGCTGGACGGACATGAACACGTACCTGGTGACGTGCACGGAAGCGCAGGCGATCGAACTGCTGATCCTGGAACTGTCAGGCAAGGCGCGAGCCGTGTACGTGCACCGCATCCACGGGCGTATCAATAAGCTCCGGGCCCATCGTGAGCGCGGTGAGTTGCTGGCCAAATGCCGAGTGCAGGGGCGGATATGAAACGCTATAACAGAGCTAAGACGCACGAAGAGAAAATGGCAGCTTTAAATTTCGCGATCGTGTGCGCGAATGCGGGTACGATCTTGGGCCTGCTCACGATGGTGCTGGCGCTGACCGGCTTGGTGTGGTGGCCAACTACGATCTTAGCGGCAGGCTTGGTTGCGTTCGCTTGGTGGTGGGGGCGTGATTGATGAAAAAAATCCCGCACCCCGTAACAATTGACTTTGAAACGCATGCGATACAAGGCCGTCCGTACTACCCGCCTGTGCCTGTTGGCGTCTCTATAAAAAGCTGGGGCCGAAGGGCCAAGTACTACGCGTGGGGGCACACGACGGGGAACAATTGCACCAAGGAAACCGCGCTCGAAGCGTTGAAGGTCGCATACGCGAACCCGGACGGGGTTCTTTGTCAGAATGGGAAATTCGACCATGATGTGTGTGAAGTGCACTTCGGGGTACCGAGACCTCAGTGGCAAGATATGCACGAATCCATGTTCCTCCTGTTCCTCGACGATCCCCATCAACCGCAGCTCGACTTAAAGAGTAGTGCCGAGCGACTACTCGGCCTGCCCCCCGAAGAGAAGGACGAAGTGGTCGATTGGCTCGTTGAGAACCAGCCCGTTGAAGGCGTGAAGATAAGCCGCTCTAAACAGTCTGATACGTACGCGATGAAGTACGTGCCGTACTGCCCCGGCGATATCGTAGGTCGGTATGCGAATGGTGACACAACGCGCACGGAAGCTCTGTTCAAGCTGCTGTACCCCAAGACCGTCGAGCGCGGGATGCTGGAGGCGTACGACCGCGAGCGTAAGCTCATGCCGATACTTTTGGAAATGGAGAGGCGGGGCTTACCTGTGGATCTCCCGCGGTTGCGTACTGACGTGGTGCTATACCGAGGCTGGTACGCGAAGGTCGACGCGTGGTTACTCAAGCAGCTCGGCGGCGGGGATCTCAACCTCGATAGCGGCGAGCAGTTGATGGCGGCTATGATCGCGGCAGGCAAGGTCGACGAATCGAAGATTATTCGTACCCCGAAGTCGGGCAAGCCTGCGACGAACAAAGAAGCGTTGCTGTTTGCGGTGACGGACAAGTCGCTGCTGGCTGTACTCAAATATCGAGCACAACTGAAAACGTGTTTGGGTACGTTCCTGGAAAATTGGCTCCGGGTGGCTGAGCAAGGTGGCGGGCTCATATTCACGACTTGGAATCAGGTGCGCAGCCCCGCAGGTGATAGCAACGTGGGGGCGCGTACGGGCCGACTCTCATCCACGCCACCGTTCATGAACTTGCCCAAGGAGTTCACGCCGATCTTTGCCCACGAAGAGCCCGACCGAGCGAAGGCCAAGTTGCTTCCGAAGTGCCCCATCAAGGGCTTGCCTACCTTGCCTCAGGTGCGCAGCTATGTGATCCCGTTCGAGGGCGAGGTGCTGATCGACCGAGATTACTCGCAGCAAGAGCCTCGGATCTTGGCGCACTTCGACGGCGGCGAGCTGATGCAAACGTACATCGCTAATCCATGGATTGACTTCCATGATAGTGCTCGCGACGCGTTGGCTGCGGCCGGCAAGAACTACCCGCGCAAGGTCGTGAAGAACACGAACCTTGGGCTGATCTACGGGATGGGGGTGGGCAAGCTGGCCGCGAAGAACGACATGTCTGTGAACGAGGCCAAAGCTCTGAAGGACGCGATCCTGTCGCTGTACCCAGGGCTGAAGGACATGTATAAAGACATGAAAGCCCGATCTCGTTCAGGGGTGCCGTTCCGTACCTGGGGCGAGCGGGAGGTCCACTGCGAAGCCGATAAGATTATCAACGGGAAGCTCGTCACCTTCGATTACAAAATGGCTAATGGATTAATTCAGGGGAGCGCCGCAGATTGCACCAAGGAGGCCATCATCCGGTTCCATGCGGCCAAGAGCCCCCTGACCCGGATCTTGCTCAACGTGCATGACCAGATCACGGCCAGCACCCCGAAGCGCAGCGTGCCGACTGAGATGCAAGTGCTTCGTGTGGCAATGGAGTCAGTCGAGTTCGATGTGCCTATGCTGTCCGAGGGCAGCACGTCGAGTACCAATTGGAATGACCTGAAGGACTACGATAAAAAGGGCAAGAAGCTATGACCGCACAAAAAGTAATCCCCATCAAGCCCCTGACCGCCTGGAGCTTCAGTCGCTACCAGACGTATCAGCAGTGTCCAGCGAAGCTGAAGTACAGCGCGATCATGAAGCTGAAGGAACCTCAGAACGAAGCGATGGCTCGCGGCGAAATGGTGCACAAGCTGGCCGAGCGCTACGTCAAAGGCGAGATACCGGCGAAGACGCCTCCTGAGTTGGCCAAGTTCAAAGACGAACTTGTACGTCTAAGAGCGATGTACAAGAAGATCAGCCAGTCTATGACTGCAGAGGATCAATGGTCATTTCGCAGTGACTGGTCGGAAACCACATGGAATGATTGGAATGGCTGCTGGTTGCGCATCAAGCTCGACTTGGCCCACCACGAGGACGATGAAACGCTGATCGTCACGGACTGGAAGACAGGGAAATTTCGGGAAGACAAAAACGCCGAGTATCTGGAGCAGCTTGAGCTTTACGCGCTCACCGCATTGCTGCTGCACGAGCATATTCAGAAGGTGAAGCCGCGCTTGATTTACCTGGATCTCGGAGTCGTGTACCCACTCGTGGATAAGCCTATCACCTACACCCGCGCCGACATCCCGCGCCTGAAGAAGGTCTGGGAAAAACGCGTGGCCCCGATGCTGAGCGATACGGTCTTCGCTCCGCGCCCCAACAATCTCTGTTCATGGTGCCATTTCCGCAAGGACAACGGCGGCCCATGTGCCTTCTGAGGATTACGAAATGCGTACCGAAATCAAACGCGGCAACGTGGAATTTGTAAAGGGGTTCAAAACCACGGATGGAAAGATCCACACCGATGAGCAGAACGCTAACTATTGGCAGCAACAATTAGATTTTAAAACTTGGTGCGACGATAACATTTGTCGGGGTGGCGAATGGAGTTCATGCATGGTGGCCGAGGCCATTTTGGATGGTTGGAACGTAACTCCACGCGTGTACGGGGTGGCGACACAGGAGCAACAAGCATGAACCACGTATCAATCGACATAGAAAGCATGGACACCGCGCCCGGAGGCGCGATCTTATCCATCGGCGCCATCGAGTTCGACCCCATACGAGGCACGGTCGGCCGCCGCTTCCACGAGATCATCAATTTCGACTCGTGTTTGAAGCATGGCTTCACCTGGTCCTCGGACACGAAGGCGTGGTGGGATAAGCAGAGCCCCGAGGCCCGAGTGACACTCGACCGAGCCATGAATGACCAGGGGCTGCCGGTTAAAGAGGTCCTGCATGCATTCGGTGTATGGCTAGAGGGACTGCAGCACGACGGCACAGCGCACACCTGCGTATGGGGTAACGGGGCCGCGTTTGACAACGCGTTCTTGGCCGTCGCCTATGCCCGAGTGGGGTTGAAGCTACCTTGGTCGTTCTGGAATGATCGCTGCCTACGCACCCTCAAGGGGCTCTTCGCGCCGGACTCCGTAGAGCTGCCGATACGTTCGGGCGTGTACCACAATGCGCTCGATGACGCTGCGCACCAGGCGCGTTGCGCGATCGTGTACCTGCAAGCGCTGCAAGACGTGAGCCGGCGTGCGGCCCCGCCCTCGGCGCTCGACGGTCGGCGCGTGGAAAGAGAGGCGTCGGGGCGTATGGTGCGCCCGTCTGCCACCTCCTGGACTGCTGCTGAGCTGATGGGGGCCGGTCAGTTGGTGGCGAGCCAATCGCCCGTAGGTAATGATAAGCGCTGGCCTATCTGCACGCGCTGCTCGCTCCCCCTCATCCCGACGTCGACGGGCCTGGTGTGCGAAAACGGGCATTCTGGAGATTGATATGAAATATTTTATTACACCCTATGTGATTGCTAAAGAGACCGAAATGGTGATCGATACTCTGGCCCCCAAGTTGTTCGCGAGACTCCATGTATTGGTTTATCCAGTAGCTGAAATAGTAGGGCTCGAAGTATCTGTGGAAGCTCGTACGCATAACGAAAATCTCTTCGGCATGAGGTTCCTGGTCCGCTATGAAGAGCTGGCAATGAATCTCGATGAATTCTCCAAGCGCATTATCCACCCACGCGTCTATGGACTGATGCGCGCCGCGGAGGGTGATCATGGCCGGTCCTGAAGCAACAATTGAGCGCTGGGTGGTGAAACATGCCCGCTCAGACTATGGTGTCGAGAGCGTGAAGCTTTCGATTGGGGGTGGGTACCCGGATCGGATGTTCCTGATCCCTGGCGGCCGGCCGCTCATGCACGAGTACAAGAGGCTTGGCGGCCGCCCCGACCCGCGGCAGATAGAAGTGCACGCGAAGCTCAAGAAGCTGGGCTACGACGTGCAAGTGCATGATGATCGGGATGTCGCGCTGGCTGCTGTGGTTGAGGCGGTGCGGAGGGCCAAGCGCTTGGCGGCGGAGTTGCATGAGGCAGGTATGGGGGTACGCGATGCCACCACGTAAAGCCGTGCAGGAAGAGCATTTCGAATTGCCCAAGACACCAGTGCCCTACAAGCCCTGGAATTATCAAAAGAAAGCGATCAAGTTCGCGCTTGAGCACGCTTGTGCGATGTTGCTCTTAGCACCCGGCCTGGGGAAAACAAGCATTACGTTCGCGGCCATCAAGTTCCTGCTCAAGCGCCAACTGATCCGCAAGGTGCTGATCATTGCACCTCTGCGGGTATGCTGGCTCGTTTGGCCGGCCGAGCGGGAGAAGTGGTCCGACTTCGCCGACTTGCGGGTGGTGGTGCTGCATGGCCCCAAGAAGGATAAACTGCTTGAGACTGAGGCGGACATCTACGTCATTAACCCGGAGGGATTGGACTGGCTGTTCGGTGTGACGAAGACCAAGTACCAAACGCGCACGGGCGCAACAAAGACTAAGGTGGAGGTTGATACCAAGCGTGTTAAGGCTTTGGGTTTTGATACGCTGGTGGTTGACGAACTAAGTTCTTTCAAGCATACCGGGACGAACCGGTTCAAAGCCTTGAAGCTGGTCCTACATACCTTCGCACGTCGCTGGGGCCTTACGGGTTCGCCGGCCAGCAACGGTCTGCTCGATCTCTTCGGCCAAGCGTTCGTTATTGACCAAGGCCGTTCGTTGGGCCAATTCATCACACACTACCGTAATAAATACTTCGAGAACCCACCAGGGGAAAACGGTAAACCATCCCAGTTCGTATGGCGCCCCAGACCCGGCGCCGAGAAGGAGATCTACGAGCGGATCGCCCCGTTAGCGCTGCGCATGGCGGCCGAGGACTACTTAGAGTTACCCCAACTGGTCGTGAATATCATCAAGCTCGACTTGCCCGCCGATGTACGACCGCTCTATGACCAGTTGCATGATGACCTGATCATGAAGATCGAGCAGGGTGTTGTCGTGGCCCAGAACGCGGCGTCGGCGTCGGTAAAATGTCGGCAGGTTTCCAACGGCGGGATCTATCTCACTCCCGACCTGGAGATCACGGGGTTCAAGCTCGCCAAGACCCAGCGCGAGTGGGCGAATCTACACACCGTGAAGGTCGACGCGCTGGCCGACCTGATCGACGAACTGCAAGGCCAACCTTTGCTTGTGGCCTACGATTTTGAGCACGACCTGGATCGCTTGCGCATCAAGTTCGGGCAGGACATCCCGTACATCGGGGGTGGGGTGAGCACCAAGCGCTCAAAAGAGCTAGAGGGGCAGTGGAACCGCGGCGAACTACCGGTGCTGTTCGCGCACCCCCAGGCGGCCGGGCACGGGTTGAACCTGCAAGAGTCGGGCTGCCACGTATGCTGGCATTCGATGACATTCGACCTGGAACTGTACGAGCAGTTTATCCGCCGCGTGCTCAGACAAGGCAACACCTCCAAGCGTGTGTTCGTGCACCACCTGATAATGCGCGACACGGTGGATGAGCTGATGCTTATCGCGGTGAAGCGCAAGGCCAAGGGGCAGCAGGGTTTGTTCGACGCGTTGCAGGAGATTGCTAAGCGTCGCAAGAAATAACTTGCCCACCACAAAATAAATCTTCTATACTGCAACCGTTGTACCAACATCGCTGAGGACGAGAGCCAAGCCCCAAACGCTTGGCATCTCCGAGCTTCGTCGAATTCAACCGAAGACCACAAGGAGAAGCACATGGCAAACATTGCCAAACCCCCGAGCAGTTTGAACAAACCCGCAGTGAAGACCTCGCCGCCTGCGTCAGCCTTTGCCCCTAAGACCATGCACGTGCCGGGCACGATCGCTAGGACGCCCGCCAACACCCCGGTCCCGATCGTGAAGCCTGCGCCCCTGGTGCCGCCGAAAGCGATCGAGCAAGAGCCTGCGAAGGAGTTGCCCATCGTGAAGACCGAGAGCCCGAAGCCGGGCGATACTTTTACGACCCAAGGGTTCTCTGGAGTCGGAAAGCCGCCAAAGGCTAAGCAAGTGGGGGCAGTACCCCGCACTTCTCTGTCGAACACTGGGGCCACGGCGATCCTGCGCAAGTTCATTATCGACGGGCGCATGACCGACGACGAAGTGCTCGACCAGATCAAGGCCGGGTTCGGGCTTGACGTCGAAGGGCGTAAGGCCCTGGTGGCGTGGTATCGCAAGCATCTGGTGAAATCGGGCCAGTAATCGTTTTACGCGCAGTGCCGCCAAGCACCGCGTTTTATATAAAGCCCTCCACACTTGCCAGGCCTTCGAAAGGAGAGTTGGCGTTGATTAGTGCACCAGGGAGGCTGTCAGAGGTCGACGGGCCGTAGTGCTGATGGGGTGCTCGCAGACCGCCGCAAGTCTGCCATAACAGAGAACCAAGATGCCAAAACCAAAGTATGAGCTATTCGAGGGAGTAGGCCCGAGCGGCTTCGGGGGTCGGCTCGTGAACCTGCGCACCAAGCGCCGGCTCTCGCGCAAGCAGCTCGCCTCTGAGATCCGAGTGACGGTACCCACGATCCGGTTGTGGGAGATGGGTGCGTATTCACCGGGGTATTGGAACTTGGTCGAGATCGCCAAGTTCTTCGAGATCAGCCCGAACTGGCTGATGGGGATGAGCACCTTGAAGGAGCATTTGGAATGACTCGCTGGAACGTACGCTGCAGCAAGGAAAAATGCAAGCTGCGCTATGTGTTCCCGAAACACCCTGACAGCTACAAGGTGCCCCGTAAGTGCGACGGGTGTGGCGGCACCAAGTTCCGGGTAATCAAGAACATGGCGGCCGACCGCGGGTGGTACTCGCTCTGCACGTGCGCTGGGTACCCCACCTGGGGCGATGACAACACAGCGAGCCGACCGCCGCACCGCATGGGCAGCCCGGCGTGCTGGTACACACAGACGGGCGAGATGCGCCCTCAAGAGTATTTCGAACCTGCGGAGGCCGAGAATGATTTATGAACTATCGCAGTCTTTTATCTTCGAAGCCGCGCACGCGCTTCACCGCACGGTGCCGCTTTTCGAATTCGAACAGAGCGCCCGCATCCACGGACACACGTACCAGGCTGAAATAACGGTTCGCGGCACGAAAGGAGAAAGCGGGATGATCGAGCTCGCTCGATCTGGGAAAGTGGGCCCGCTCGTCGTGGATCTGTTTGTCCTGCGGGGCATCGTCGCCAAGATTCGAGAACATCTTGACCATCAGTTTCTCGATCAAATCCAAGGGCTCGGGCCTGCGACCCTGGAAAATCTCTGCGAGTTCATCGCGGCGAAGGTAAATGAGTCGATTCCCGTGTACTCAGTTACGGTTTCACGTGTTGCTGGCGACAAATGCCGTTTGGAACTGGGGCCAAAATGATCCACTACCATGGCACGCCGATCGGCGGCTCGCGCCAGGATGTCGCACGGTTCCTGATCGGCCGGCACGCATTGGTACCATTTCCGCGTAAGGACGACGTAGCGATCGTGGCCGATGTGTGCCAATCGTTCGTATTCGACAACGGTGCTTTCAGCGTGTGGAAACGGGGCGAAATACTCGACGTCCCCGGATACACAAAGTGGTGCGACGAGTGGCATCGCCACCCAGGGTTCGATTGGGCGCTGATACCAGACGTGATCGTAGGGGGCGAAGCTGAGAATGATGCGATGCTAGCTGACTGGCCTCGCCATATCGAAGGCGTGCCGGTCTGGCACATGCACGAGAGCCTGAGCCGGCTAGATAGGCTGGTATGTGAGTACCGTACGGTTTCGTTCGGCAGCTCGGGCCAATGGAAAAGCCCAGGAACTTCCGATTGGTGGATCCGCATGTCGGAGGCGATGAGGGTGGCCTGTACTGAGGATGGCCATCCGCGTGCCCGGCTGCACGGGCTAAGAATGCTAAACCCTAGAATAT